GGAGGTTTATAATTCGTTGTTATTGTGGTTGTTACGACAATACCGACTCTTTTTTTTCCTATTTTTACCACTTTTTGGCGGCTGAAGCATTGAGATAAGCCTGCTATTTGCATGCTTTAATGCTGCAACTAATCAACGAAAATGAAGAAATAACGAAGTTGGTGTAAACTGACTGATAATGAGCAGGAAACGGAATAATTTGCATAGAAGTGCTCTTTTCAAAAAGGGCAGGAATATGCAGATTTAGGCAGAAGTTCAGTTACCAGAGCGTTACCCGAATTTGCCATAGGTAACGATGGAGCAATGTTCGGTAACTGAATTATTTTCGCTCGTGTGGCTGTTGCTGCGGTCGGCAGTTTTCTGCATAAGTGAGGAACGCTTTGAATTTGGTAATTTTGCCACAAAACATCAAAGCGTATGAAAACAGAAAAAATGAAGGTGTTGCTCTACCTCAAAAAGAGCGGTCTTGGCAAGTCAGGCAAAGCCCCAATTATGGGACGTATCACACTTGGAAGGAGTGTAGCGCAGTTCAGTTGCAAGCTCTCCTGTAATCCTGACCTGTGGAATCCCCGTGAGAGCAGAATGGACGGAAAAAGTCGTGAGGCGGTGGAAGTGAATGGCAGGTTGGAGAACTTGCTGCTGTCCATTCAGTCAGCTTATCAATCTTTGCTTACAAGAGGTTGCCCATTTGACGCAACCGACGTGAAGGAACAGTTTCAGGGCTGTGTGCAGACACGGTGCATGCTCATCGAGAGGCTTGATGTGCTCATAAAAGAAAAAGAAAGTCATATCGGTATAGACATCAGAAAAGAGTCAATGGCAAGCTATCACTCCACGAGAATCCACTTGCAGGAGTTCATCCAAAAGAAGTATAAGGTTTCTGACTTAGCCTTCTCACAACTGACAGAGAACTTCATCCATGAGTTTCAGCAGTACTTCTTGGGAGAGTGTGGATTTCAGGAGAGCTCATTCTACAATGTCGCCACCCATTTGAAAACAGTTTGCAGGCAGGCTTACCGTGAGGGGGTGGCAGACATCCTGCTTTTTGACAAAGTCAAAATCAGCAAGGGTAACAAGAAACTCCCCAAAGCACTTGACAGAGGAGCATTTGAGAAGTTAAAGACTCTCCACTTTGAGGAATTGGAGGAGGAAATGGAAACGGCAAGGGATATTTTCCTCTTTGCCTGTTATACGGGTGCTGCGTATTGTGATTTGATGGAACTGGACAAGTCCCATCTTGTGCGTGATGACGAGGGTAGCCTTTGGCTGAAGTTCAACCGTCAGAAGACAAGTGTGCCTTGCCGTGTCAAACTGTTACCCGAAGCCATACGGCTGATGGAGAAGCTCCACAGCGATGAAAGGGAAACATTGCTCCCTTTCATGGGATATGCCACTTACCAATCTTATTTGAAAGCCTTGCGGCTTCGTGCAGGCATCTCGTTTCCTTTTACCACACATACGGCAAGGCACACATTTGCCACGCTCATCACGCTTGAACAGGGTGTACCCATTGAGACCGTTAGTAAGATGCTGGGGCATTCCAACGTGAGCATGACCGAGTGTTATGCAAAGGTAACCCCACAGAAACTCTTTGAGGAATTTGATCGTTTCCTTTCTTTCACTGAAGATATGCAGTTAATAATCTAATTCCTATTTTTTCTATCTTATCATTATTCATTATTCAAAACCACCAAGACAATGAGAAGTACATTCAAGATACTGTTCTATATCAACAGACAGAAGACAAAGGCAGACGGCAATACCGCCATTCTCTGCCGTATCACCATAGACGGAAAGAACACAGCCATTACCACAGGCGAAGAGTGCCATCCTGCCGAGTGGAACACCAAGCAGGGGTTGACAACCAACAAGAAAACAAACCAAAGAATCATTGAGTTCAGAGATTTGGTGGAAAAGACCTATCGGGACATTCTTGTAATGGATGGAGTGGTAAGTGTGGAACTTATCAAGAACCGCTTACAAGGCATTGCCACTAATCCGACAACGCTCCTTGCCATGAGTAAGGCAGAATTGCAATCCGTCAAGGAGAGCGTAGGCAAGTCAAGGGCAGAGGGAACTTATCTGAATCTGTTCTATTCTGACAGAAATCTCCGTGAATTTGTCGAAAACAAAGGAGTGCAGGATATACCCATCGGAGCCATTACAGAGGACTTGTTCGAGGAATACCGCTTCTTTCTCAAAAAGCGTGGACTGAAAGCATCTACCGTCAACAGCAACCTCTGCTGGCTGAGCCGACTAATGTTCCGTGCGGTCAGCAAGAGAATTATCCGCTGTAATCCGTTTGAGAATGCCAAGTATGAGAAAGAGGAAAAGAAGATACGCTTTTTGCAAAAGAGCGATGTAATGAAACTGATGTTAATGAAGATGAACGACAGAGAAGCGGAGCTGGCAAGACTGATGTTTGTCTTTTCCTGCTTCACAGGCTTGGCTATTTCAGATATGGAGAATTTGGAATACAAGCATATCCAAACGACAGCGGATGGACAGATGTATATAAGAAAGGAACGTCAGAAGACCAAGGTTGAGTTCATCGTGCCGTTACATCCCATAGCGGAAGCCATCATCAGTCATTGTCAGAAAGAGCAGGAAAGAAGCGAGGAACAGCAGACGGTGAAAGAAAAAGATGACCACCTTGTCTTTCACCGTAATTGCAGCCGTAGTGTCATGGATACCAAACTGAGCATCGTGGGAAAGGCTTGCGGTATCCGCCAAAGACTTTCCTTCCACATGGCAAGACATACATTCGGCACGATGAGCCTAAGCGCAGGAATACCTATTGAGAGCATAGCCAAGATGATGGGGCATGCCTCCATATCAAGCACTCAAGTTTATGCGCAGGTGACGGACAAAAAGATATCAGAGGATATGGACAGGCTCATTGCCAAGCAATCGGCAAAAGAAAAAGAAACTTCGGAGAGAGAGGTTTGTGAACCAAACTCTGCTAACTCGTTGTAATTAAATGTTCTATCAATTTTGACAAATCAGTAGTGTAGCATTTTTGTAGCAGTATTTTGACCGCTTGATGACTACCATTCTGACTACCTGTTGAAAGCACAACTGCTCTCTTTTCTTGGGTACAAAAGTATATAAAATTGTACTAACCTCCAAATCTTTGTACCATAAATATTTAGATATTTTACTGCTACACTTTCCAGTGCAAGGTGCAAGCCCCTATATATAAGGGGACTTGCACCTTGCACTGGAGGGATTTTCTCAAAATTATTTGATTTTGTTCTGGAATGATTGTTATTACAATGTATTTTCGTTTATGAATTCTAGAAAACAAACCAATTAAATCATCCCATGTTGACATCGCCCATTATATTCATCTGCACCTAATGCAAGCCACCTTGCATGGGATGCAAACATTTGAATGTGGCGGGTTGCTCAAATTTAGGTGCTTTTGTAACTTTATACATATGAAACAGTTGCACAAAACCCTAAAGGAAAAGCGAGAGCATGAAGGATACTCACAGGAGTATATCGCTGAAAAACTGAAAGTTAGCTCAAGTACCATCTCAAGATGGGAAACAGGAGCCGTATCCATGAGTATAGTACAAATTTGCAGCTATGCCAAGGTTTTGGAAATGGATGAGAGTGATCTGCTTGCATCTATTGCAAGGAGAAGAAGAGAAATACCACCCCCATTTATCCGACTGGGCATAGACGTGTTTGACGAAGAGACCTATGGAAAGATAATGGATCTCGCCAAGGAATTGGGACCGCAGCACATTATCTTACAAACCAAACTGTGATGACATATGGAAATAATAGCAGTAGAAAGTCAAGCCTATCAGGAACTAATAGACAGGCTCAACCGAATTGAGCAGTATGTCGAGCGCACCTCCCGTCTTATCCAAGATATAGATGATGAGCTGGAGATGACCACCAAAGACCTTATCGGGACTCTGAATGTTTCAGAGTCCACCCTTTACCGTTGGCGCAAGAAACAGTTGGTGCGGTATCGCTACACCGAGAGTGGCGATGTGCGTTATTTTTTCAAGTCTATCGTGATTGCCACGAAATGCAACCGCCTCCGTGTTTCCGGTATGAGGAATGACGAGGTTCTTGGTCGGCTCAACCGTTTTAAGGACAATCTTATCATGAGTTCATGTCTTAACCCTAAAAACAGATAACTATGATAGAAAAAGAACAGATTCTTTTGCTTACCCAAGGTGGTTTGAATGTATTTTCCCATTTCCTTGGTTTTGAGGTGAATCTTCACCGAAATTTTCGTAGCCCCTTCTATGACGACAAACGGGCTTCCTGTCATATCTACTATGATAGGAAAACTTCTTCTTATAAATTCTATGATCATGGAGATACCACCTATTCAGGGGATTGCTTCTGGTTTGTGGCAACGTTGCGTCGTTTGAATCTGAAAACGAGTTTTCCCGAGGTCTTGGAAACCATCGTACAAGAACTTGGATTGTATTCTTTATGTGATGCCGAAAAGCATAACAAGCATATCACACCGTCATATAAAAATCCTATAGCCTCCAGTCCTACGGTCGAAAAGACCAAGCGGACGGAAGAACGACCATATAGTTTCGAGATACAGCCATTTGACGATGGACTGCTGAACTATTGGGCGCATTATGGTATCCATGAAGATACACTCCGGCAGTTTCGGGTACGGAGTCTTAAACGGTATGAGAGCGTATCTGCCGAGGGCAAGAAGTTTGAACTTCACAGTTCACCGACAGAACCGATATTTGCCTATATCGGAAACGGCTATGTAAAGATATACCGACCACACAGTCTGAAAATCCGCTTCCTCTATGGTGGAAGGATGCCAGTCACCTATTGTTTCGGCATGGAGCAGATTCCCACCAAAGGTGATATTCTTTTCATCACAGGTGGAGAAAAGGATGTGCTCTCGTTATATGCACACGGCTTCAATGCGATATGTTTCAACAGTGAAACGGCACAAATACCGACAAGCATGATTGAGAGCCTTCAACTTCGCTTTCGGCATATCATACTCTTGTATGATGTGGATGAAACAGGTGTAAGGGAGGCGCATAAACAGGCTGAACATTTAGTAGAATTCAAGGTGTTGAATCTTACACTTCCACTTAGTGGAACCAAGACGGAAAAGGATATTTCTGATTTCTTTGCTTTGGGCAATGGGGCAAAGGAACTGAAAGAGCTGCTTGCCAAGATGTTTGCAGACCTATACAGCCAAACCATGATGATGTTACGTTCCTGTGAAATAGACTACGAAAACCCTCCTGACATTTCCAAATCGGTGGTGGCTGTGAATGGTGTCCCATTGGGAACCCAAGACAATCTATTCTGCATCACCGGAGGAGAAGGTACGGGCAAGAGTAACTATGTAGGAGCCATTCTTGCCGGAACATTGGGAGAAGAACAACTGCCAATAGAGAAAACCTTGGGATTAGAGATTACCGCCAATCCCAAAGGTTTGGCAGTTCTGCACTATGACACGGAGCAGTCCGAGGCACAACTCCACAAGAATTTGGGCAAGACATTGCGCAGGGCTTCTCTGGCAGCAGTACCTGAATATTATCATTCTCTGTATCTCGCTTCGCTTTCCCGTAAAGACCGGTTGAAACTTATCCGTGAAAGTATGGACCTGTTTCATCACAAGCATGGGGGCATCCACCTTGTGGTGATTGACGGCATAGCTGACTTGATACGTTCCGCCAACGACGAGACGGAAAGTATTGCCATCGTGGATGAGCTTTACCGTCTGGCAGGGATTTACAACACCTGCATCATCTGCGTGCTGCACTTCGTGCCAAATGGTATCAAACTCCGTGGGCATATTGGCTCCGAACTTCAACGCAAGGCGGCAGGCATTCTCTCCATAGAGAAAGATGATAATCCTGAATACTCGGTGGTGAAAGCTCTGAAAGTCCGTGACGGAAGCCCGTTGGACGTACCGATTATGCTTTTCGGATGGGAAAAGGCAGAGGATATGCACGTCTATCGTGGTGAGAAGTCCAAGGAGGACAAGGAAAAGCGTAAGACCGATGAACTCGTTGGCGTTATAAGAGAAACCTTCCGAAATTCTTTCAAGCTCACCTATCAGGAACTTTGTGATGTCCTGATGCGAGAAATGGAAATCAAGGACAGAACGGCTAAGAAGTATATCGCCTACATGAAAGAACAACGTATCTTGGCACAAGATACTAATGGTAACTATCAAAAAGGAGAACTATGCCGTACATAGATTATAAAACCGAAGACACTTGGCAAAAACGCCTGTTCGACAAGCTGATAAGCGTCGAGGATAAACTCGACCGCCTGCTTGTTCTGCAAGATCAATCCGTCAATACGACAGTCCATCCACCATTGAAACCCGAATATTTGGATATCATAGATGTGTCCAAGATACTCAAAGTGGAACAAAAGACCATCTATAATTGGGTTTGGGCAGGGAAAATTCCTTATCTCAAAGCCAATGGCAGATTACTTTTCCTTCGGGAGGAGATAGATGAAATGGTACGGAAGCGAGAAGGTTGGTAGAAGTCAGTTCTATACAAGTATGTTGGAAATGTTCATGTTTAATTTCATCCTCTTTTTCCTCACTATGGTTGAAATATTATCCTACAAGTCAACTATTAGTTTACTTTCAGGAAAATAATTCAACCAATCAACTGTAATTAGTAAAGTCTTTTGTACCTTTGCGGTTGGTTTTAATTACAGCAAGTAAACTATGAGTGTACTAAAAGGAAAAAAAATAAACCAAATGCTTCAATCTGGGCAAAAGAACGGATTGCTGTTTGCGACATGGCTCGTAGAGCATGGCTATTCCAGGCAGTTGTTGAGCAGATATCGTTCTTCCGGTTGGTTATCCTCTCTATGTAAGGGAGTCATGTACCGCACAGGCGACACGCTGTCCGCTTTTGGTGCTTTGCAGTCCTTTAACGAACAAGTAGGAAAGAGTTTTCGTGTTGCAGCGCATTCTGCTTTGGAGCTTTGGGGCTTCAACCATTATGTTCCTATGGGCAAACCCCTGTTAATGGTATCAACGGCAAGTGATAAAATGCCACAATGGATGAAGCATGACATTTTCGACCGTGAATTTAAGTTTTTCAAGACAGAGGTGTTTATCAATGCACAGATAACAACTTTAACATACTTGGACTGGAGGTTGCTTATATCCTCCCCTGAGCAGGCCTTTATGGAATGTCTGCTGTTAACACCACGCCAATATAACTATATGGATTTATTTTATATAATGGAACAGTTGACCACTCTGCGTCCGAATGTTGTCCAATCGTTATTGGAAACCACAAAACATTACAAAATGAAGAGGCTGTTTCTATATATGGCAGAGAAAGCGGGGCATTATTGGTATGAAGATTTAGACCTTACAAAAATAGATTTGGGGACACATAAACTCCAACTCGTCAAATCTGGTATATATATCAGCAAATATAAGATGATTGTACCAAAAGAATTAAACGATTATGAATGATCAACAATATAAAAAACAGGTGGCATTGTTACTACGCATTATGCCTTTGGTTTACAAGATAACGGACTTTGCTGTTCATGGAGGTACGGCTATTAACCTGTTCCACCAGAATATGCCGCGTTACTCGGTTGATATTGACCTCACCTATATTCCGATAGAGTCACGCACAGCGAGTTTGGAAAAGATAAATCAACATCTTGGAGAACTGAAAACTAGTATAGAACGTGCCATTCCCGGAATACATGTGGTACATAAATCCGAAGTATGGAAATTGCTGTGCACGCGTGATGGTGCTACGGTGAAAATAGAGGTAAATGGTACAAAACGGGGCATACTTGGAGAGGTTGAAATTATGGAACTCTGTCCGAAAGCGAAGGAAGAGTTCCAAGCCAGCTGTAAGGCACATATAGTTCCTTATTCTCAACTTTATGGGGGGAAGATTGCAGCCGCCCTCAGCCGCCAGCATCCACGTGACATGTTTGACTGCAAATACATGAAAGACCAAACGCTTGAAAGTGTAAAAGGCGGACTCATCTTATGCTTATTGGGAAGCGACAAGCCTATCGTGGAATCCTTGTCTCCTAATAACATAAACCAAGAGGAGGCACTTGAAAACCAATTCAAGGGAATGTCAGATATTCCATTTACCTATACAGACTATGAGCAGGCTCGTAAATCCATTATTAAAAAGGTAAATGACTGCCTTACAAATACAGACAAGGAATTCCTCGTTTCCTTTGAGGAGGGAACACCACAGTGGGAGAAATGTTGCGCAGGTGATTTAAGCCAATATCCATCTGTACAATGGAAATTACTGAATATAGGTAAACTTAAGAAACAGACTCCCGATAAGCACAAAGAAGGAATAGATAAGCTAAAAGGTTATTTGCAGGTATAATGATAAAAGTCAGACATTCAATACGGATGTCTGACTTTTATTTAGCCCCTCGGCATGTGTTTAGTGCCTCCATTTGGGTCTAAAACTCTGTAAACGGCTATTATCTTCTCTGTCTTGGACAAGATCACTTTCATTCTTTACTCCTCCAGAATGATAATGGTCGGATAAATCCTCTCCTTGCTTCATTTCTTCTTTTTCCTCTTTTTCCCCCTCTGCTGGAGCAAGGGTAAGCGCAATCTTTCTGTCTAATTCAGCAGCTTCACTTTTAAGTGAGCGAAGCTCATTCTCTTTCTTCCAAGAACTGTTAGCAATATTAGTATAAACTTCTTTATTTGCAACAACCTTTGCCATTTCCTTCTCATGCGACTCTATCACCTTTGGAATACGCTCCAAGGCATTTACGAAGTTCTCGCAGGCAAGTTTCGGGTCTGCCGCTAACTTACCGTTATTATAGGTATAGTAGATGCTTTCCTGTCCCTTGACAAAGAAGCGATTCACCGAGCAGTCGAACAAGTCCTTAGAAGTGCTCTCCGTCTTGACCATGATGGAAAAGCCGTAAACCTCGCCAATCTTGTTGTACTCGCTCTTGGTACGAGCCTTTTCCTCTATCTCATGCAGACGGGCGGCGATGACCTTTATGTCGGTGCTGTCCTCTACACCTTTGATTGTCAGTTTATTGACGGGCAGTCCCTCCTTGTCCCGTTCCACACGCTGCTCAAAGCAAGCCAAGTCAGCTTTAGCTTCCTTAATCTTGTCGGAATGGAAGGACACGGAACTCTCAATCTCTGCCAGCTTGCCCGTTGCGGCATCACGCTCACGGAGAAAATTCTTGCGCTCGGATTCCAAGGTGGTAATCTTCTTATCCAATCTTGCTTTCTCCAAAAGGTCTGTGTTGCCTGAAAGCACTGCTACATATTCTGAGAAGTTCATACCGCTGTCCTCGTCCATTGAACCCTCATCAATGGTACGACTGCCGAGCGTGTTTGTCTTTAGCTGATTGATGAACAGCTGCTTATTGTGCAGCAGGTTGAACTTGTAGCTGTCCAAGGAACGCTCTACGGCATAGATAATCACATCGACCTTGTTGTTCGCAAACTCCTTGGCAACAAGGTTTCCTTTACGGATGGCACGCCCGTTACGCTGTTCCAGATCCGACGGTCGCCACGGCGTGTCAAGTTGATGGACCGCTACTGCCCGCTGCTGTGCGTTCACACCTGTGCCCAACATGGATGTAGAACCGAAGATAATGCGGATGTCGCCACGGTTCATCGCATCCACCATCGCTTTCTTGGCTTTCTCATTCTTGCATTCTTGAATGAAGCGTATTTCATAGGATGGAATATGATAATCCTCTACCAACTTTCTCTTGATTTCAGAATAGATGTTGAACTCTCCGCCAGGCTTGTAAGTACCTAAATCAGAGAACACGAACTGCGTTCCTTTCTGTGCATCGTACTTTTGGTAATAGTCGTTGAGCAACTTCGCACAATGGCTCGCCTTGTTGTCGATATGATCTGAGTAAGCATTTTCATCAATCATGCGTAAATCAAGGCTCATCTTGCGGGCATAATCAGTTGTTAAGAATCAAGGGAAACAGAGGGAAAAGAAAGGAATGTAACTATTTGAAATAGTATCATTTAGCATTTTCTTACTATTTTAAGGGTAAGCGAAAACGAGCATCAAACGGCAGGAGTTCCGTTACCAAATCGTAACCCACCCGTGAAAAAGCAAAAAGGGGTTACGAGTTGAAGGTAAACAATTGTGTCATAGGTTTTTATTCATCATCTTTCATTTTTCTGCATCGCTTGGGAATACTTGTTCATCTGTACCTTTGCAAACAAAGGAAATTTAGAAAAAACGACAGAAAAATGAAGGAAAACAAACTCAAAGTATCATTCTTCGTTCAGGCGAAACGAACCGACAAGAAAGGACTTGTGCCTGTCATTGGGCGCATCTCCGTTGGCAGAACCCATTCGGGCTTCTCCACCAAGTGTAAGACTCCGCTCGCTCTTTGGGACAGCCGTAAGCAACGGCTCATCGGCAAGAGTGCAATAGCGGTGTCCGTCAATCAGAAACTCGGTGAATGCACCGCACTCATCCACGCACGCTTTCACGAACTCTATGAAAGGGAAGAAACTTTTACCGCCACCGATGTGAGGGATGCCTATCAGGGGCAAGTCCACCGCCAAGCCCTGCTCTTGGAGAGTTTCGGGGAGTATCTCACACAGACTAAGGAGCGCATAGGCATCGATCGAGCCTTAAAGACGTTCAAACTCCGTACCTACCAACTCTCCCTGCTCCGTGAGTATGTGCGGAAGAAGCACAAGGTAAGTGATATTCCACTCTCACAGCTGGACAAAGCATTTATCGATGGCTTCGAGTATTATCTCACCATTGACCGAAAGCTGAAACGCAGTAGCATATCGAGTACCTTGTCTACTTTGCAGACCATCGTCCGCATGGCGGTGAAGAAAGGTGTGCTGGACTTCTATCCGTTCTTGGGCTACAGTTACGAGCGACCAAAGGGCGAACCGAGAAGCATTACGCAAGACGAACTACAAAATATAATTGACTTGGAGATTGAGTGGGAAAACTACCGCATTGTCCGTGATTTGTTCGTCTTCTCCTGCTTTTCAGGACTGGCTATCTCTGACGTGCGCAATCTCAGAGAGGAAAACATCCTATTGGAAGAGGGCGAACTCTGCATCAAGGGCAGACGCATGAAGACCAAGACCCCGTATCGTGTACAGGTGCTTCCCCCTGCGCTGACTATCATGAATCGTTATAGAGGGATAAGGGCAGGCTTTGTCTTTGACGTGCCGACCACCGACATTGTCCTCAATGGTATGCACTACATACAACGAAACATCGGCATGGAGACTCCGCTGACCTTCCACATGGCTCGCCATACCTTTGCTTCGCTTATCACGCTCTCGGCAGGCGTTCCTATCGAAACGGTGAGCCGTATGCTCGGACACACCAACCTGAGAACAACACAGGTATATGCAGCGGTTTCCTCCGAAAGAATCCATCGGGATATGCAAGCGATACAGCAGCGAATACAAGATACATTCACCTTAAAACTTTGACATTATGGCACGAAGTACATTCAAGACACTCTTTTATATCAACCGCTCCAAAGAGAAAAAGAACGGCAGCTGCCCGATTATGGGGCGCATCACCATAGACGGAGAACAAGTACAATACAGCACGGGCAAGGAGATTGCTCCTGAACTTTGGGACAGCCATAAGGGACGATGCAAGGGTATAGGCGAAGAGACAAAGGAAATCAACCGCTATTTACAAAGCAAAGAGGAACAAGCCAAAGCGAAGTATCAAGAATTAGTTTGGCAACGTGGCTATATCACTGCCGAGTTGTTGAAACGTGAACTCATGGAAGAGGACAATCCCAAAGGCTTTCTTTTGGAGGAAGCCCGACTATTTATTGAGGAAAAGCGTCCATGCGTAGGACTGACGATTGCCAAGCCTACCTTTGCTAATTACATCTATGCAGCGCAGCTCATTAAGTCCTATCTGCGTGAACGCTTAGGGCTGGAGGATATCCGCTACTCTCTGTTGGACTATGGTTTTATCGAGGGGCTGGACTTCTACCTTAAATCAGAGCGCAATCTTTCTCTTGCCACTATTCAGGTAGCGGTCATCTTCCTTAGGAAACTCATCGGCATCGGCCAGCAGAAGAAATATATCCGCATCGATCCGTTTGCGGACTACAAGGCGGAACTACCACACCGAACACGCAGGTATCTCACTACGGAGGAATTGCAGAGGGTCCTGCAAACGCCCATCATTGACAAACAGTTCGAGCGAGCAAGGCAACTCTTCATTTTCTGCGCCTTCACCGGTTTGGCTCGTGTGGATATGCAACGGCTCAAACCGAAGCATATCACCCATAATGCTGACGGCACGGAGGAAATCCGCATCAAAAGGCAGAAAACAGACGTGGAAGCCATCATTCCGCTTCTGCCCATTGCCAAACAAATACTTTCGCTCTATATCAAGGATAAGAAAGCGGACGACTTGATATTCCCCAATCTCACAATAAGAAAAGCATCCTTTGCGTGTGTGAACATCGGGCAGATATGCCGGATAGAGAAAGGCTTGACCTTCCACATGGCTCGGCACACATTCTCAACCACGATTTGCCTTTCCAATGGTATTTCGATGGAAACGCTCAGCAAGATGCTCGGACACAGCAATATCGGTACGACACAAATCTACGGAAAGATAACCGACCATAAGATACAGGAGGATATGACTGCACTCACAGACAGGGAGCATACTGTATTTGAAGGTTATTGTGAGTCGATAGCACGGCAGAACGTGCCACTGCAACACGCATAAAAAGGAAGTAATTACCAAACATTTATTATTCACGATTGAAAACCAAATGATTATGAAAAAGAACAACAAACAGGAACTTTCTTACTTTCGATTGAAATTAAGAAGTTATATGAGTGAGCATCACCCCGAGAGGTTGCAAGATACGGAGTTTATCACCACACGGGCAGATATGGCTCTCACAGCTTACTGCGATGCCGTGGCGCAAGGTTTCACTCACCCCGAAGCGGAAAGCATGGCAAGCGAGGTTTTGTATCAAGGCTTGCACTTTTCCAAGTATGACACGCTTGTATCTGTATTGGAAAACGAGTTTGAAAGGGAACTGCCTGCATCGCTTCCTGAAAGACTCGCAACCATCTTGTTGTCGAATAAGGCTGTTCAAGCCACATTCGACAAATTCGGTTTGACGGACACATTTGCTTCTGACGAGCAATACGACCGTCTTTACACCGAACTCACAGGCACGATAGTGCTGCTTACCAAGAGCTATCATTTGCCAATAATCGGTCAGACGGAGGGGTAAGCCCAAAGGCGTTGTAAGCAAAGGCACACGCAAAGTCCCTGATGCCGTTTCTTATCGTGCAAAGGTACAACGGCAGCCAATCTGCCCCGACAAGGTCAAGTCCTGCGGATGGAGAGAAGAATCTCCACCGCAGGATTTTTCTTTTTCAAGTTGGTATTGCCATTTTCAATATTCGTGCGGTCGTATTCATCTCTCCCAACCTTGCAGGGCAGGGCTGCCGTAAGAGAGTATAGGCACGACAAGAATACGGCATACTCAGGCTCTTTGGACGCAAGGCGTAACAGCCAACAATAGATAGGACTGACGATAATACGGACTATCTGTTGTTTGTACAATTTATTGTCATGACTATCTGTTGTCATGACTATCTGTTGTCATGACTATCTGTTGTCATGACTATCTGTTGTCATGACTATCTGTTGTCAAAACTATATATCGTCAAAATAATCTATCGATAAAACTATCTATCGACACTTCGACATCTCGATTTGTCGAACTATCGAATTATCGATAAAACAACAAAATAATAAAAGGAAAGAGCTGGCACCTCATCTCATTACCGCAATAACGCAAATGGATCTCCTTTGGTCTTTTCTCTTGTTTTCTCTCTATTTCCCTGCTTTTCCTCATTTCTTGCAGCGGTGCTTCCGAGGGTTTACTTTTGCACTCGATAAGTACGGCAATGGACTGCATAACAGTTTGTTTGCCGAGTAACAATAAAGTAATCAAAACAAAATCAAGGCAATGAAACTCATTATCATCGACCGCAAAGCGTGGGAGCGGCACTGCTCCGAATTTGCAGACTTTATCCACAGTATTGAACAGCTTATCGGCAATCCGCCCGAAACGGACGAATGGCTCGACAATGAAGCCGTATGCCGCAGGCTCGGCATCAGCAAACGTACCCTGCAATCATACAGAGATACGGGAAAAATCCCTTTCTCAATGATTGGACACAAG